GGCGCTCAACGTCAAACGATGCTGTAGGGACGCTACGGTGCTCTACAACGAGGTTTTCTGTAGCAAGGAGGCGGGCGAGGTTACCTTTGATTTCTTGACTGGACATTTGTTTTGTTTGCTGATGGGACTATCATAGCAAAAAAGGATGCCCCTGGAGGCACCCCTAGTCCAGTTTTGAAACTGTCTACTCAACATATCGATAACAAACGAGTAAGAGAAGTTACAGTTTGATCTTTATACTTGGATGCGACTTTATCCCATCCAGATCCAACTTTACTACCCACTTCATCTTTCATATATTTGTCAATCCAATATAGACAATAAGATACTGTGCGATTGAGACCATCCCATTTTGTATCTTTTGATGGAAAGAACTTGTTAGTTTTCCACTCATCTACAATATGAGAAATACCATTCCAATCTTTGCCTTTAGTATTTGCTGCTTTGTCGTTAATATCTTGGAGAGCTTCTTTCAATTTGTCATTATTACATCCATATTTTTTAAGCGCCATAAGTCCAGCACAAACAAGTGCTTGATCCCAAGAAGAAGCATCTTTCAAAAACTCATCAAGCGTTTGAATTTCTGGAAGGAAAGCACCAACTTGACCAGGAAGTTCTGATGCTTTTACAGTAGTTTGATTCCAAGTTTCTGGATAATAAAAATTTGCTGCTTTATTCAGAGCAGTAATAATTTGTCCCTTGATAAGTTTTGGGGACTGTGGAGTATATCTATACATTCCAGAAAGGATACCATAAAGCTTTTCTTGGTTTCTTTCTACGCTATCAGGAGAATCAAAAGTATTATAAGATTCACGGATACGATCAGGAGTATCAAAAGAATACTCAATTACAAATAAATCTTTCGGGATTGCATCCGAACCCCCTTGAGACCAATTCATAGCTCTAGTGTTTGAATCAATCCGCCAACGGTGTCCAGCAGGATACTTCTTACCATGCACTTCTCCTGGTTCTGTTAATTTAGCAATAAAAACAACACAGTGCTCTGGAATAAGAGTAGACAAATGCTTACGTGCTTTACTTAAACGACCTTCTGTGTTACGTTGACAGAATACTTCAGGAAGTTCGGCAAACTCGTCATATGACATCCAATATGAATTGATGTCTCCGCTTTCTTTAATCGGCATTTCAGGAACAATAGTCCCATCACTTCTTTTAACAGTCATAAAATTACCTCGTTGTAGATACGAAAACCACTTCCAAAAGGTTGTGGGAGGTTTACTTAAATATTATATCACATTCTTTGTAATTGCTTCCTGGTTTTTCTTTTAATTTAATGTTTCAATAGTAAAATAAATTATCCAACCAGTCCGTGTGACACTTCGTTGACTGTCTCCGTCAAGACCGAGAAGTTCTTGACTTTCTCTGCCGTGATAGTTCTATCAAACTTATCATCTATATTTGATTTATGACTGATAACAAATACTTTTGTATTGTCATCAAAGTTACGAAGGATCCAACCTAGATCAGATGTGCCAGTCTGATCCAAAGATCCATCAAAGATTTCATCTAGGATCAGGAGGTTAGTATCTACGCTATTCTTGAGTTTAGCAATAGCTCTCCAAGTAAGCAACAAAGCAATATCAATTCTAGCTTTCTCTCCTTCACTAAAACTATCGTAGGAGAATACATCACGGTATCTAGATTTGATAATTTCTTCAAAGTTCTCATCAAGAGTAAAGTTGACATAGAACTCCATACGCTGGAGATACTGATTGATCATCTGGTTCATTACAGGAAGATATGTTTTGATAATCCTGGTTTTGATACCGTTGTCTTTCAGCAGTTGAGTTGCTGCTGTCAGAGTGTCACGATCTTTCTTGGCATCAGCATACACTTTCTTATGATCTTTCTTTTCGGTCACAAGACCTTCGAGTTTGACAAACTCTGACTTCTTATCAGAATTAGTTTCGCCAAGTTCTTTGATCTCTTGCTCTATATGATTGATGCTTTTTCGTATGGAAGTAATCTGATAATTCGCTTGAGCAATAGAAGAGTTGAGGCTAAGTACAATTTTTGATAGTCTTGTGAATTCATTTTCACGCTCCTCTTCTTTAGCAATAGCATCCAGCAAATCTTCTAATCCAGTTTGTAAATGATTGAGTTCTCCTTCACCCTCTGCGATCTTACCTAATCGAAAGTCTTCACTCAAGTCTTGAGTACAGGTAGGGCAGACATGATTATCAGAAAAGAACTGATGTTCTTTTTGACATGTCGCAAGCTTTGATTGAATTTTGAAAAGGAAGGTGTTGAGTTTTTTCAACTTGCTAGAACAGTTTGACAACTCTTCCATATCTTTAGAATGATTTTGGATTTCAGAAGTTAGACGCTCTACTTCATGATGATTTGTATTCTCATCTTCTAACAATTGAGCGATCTGTTCTTCCTTCTTTGTAATTGCTTCCTGGTTTTTCTTTTCCAATTCTAGCATATACTTTTTCTGAAGATCTATCTTATCCTCTAGGATATGTAACTTATAATCTAGATCTCGGATTTCTTCAACGTTCTCTCTAATTTTATCTTTGAGAAGAATATTCATCGTAGAGAATACTTGAATGTCAAGAATATCTTCGATGATCTCTCGCCGTTGAGCTACAGGCAGACGCATAAAAGGAACAAACGTAGAAGATCCCAACACTACAATTTGAGTGAAGGACTTATAGTTCATCTTCAAAACATTTGTTTCAAAGTTTTTCTGTTGATCGATGACTGTGCTTTCTTGGTTCCACAACTGACCATTACAATAGATCTCAAACTTTGCTGGTTTGATCCCACGAATAACTTGGTAAGTGTTCTTACCGATTGAGAATTCAATCTCGGTCAAGCAATCTTTCTCGTTGATGCTATTGACAAGCAGCGGTTTGTTGATCTTACGAAATGGTTTACCAAACAACGAAAAGGTAAGGGCATCCAAAATGGTGCTCTTACCTGCGCCGTTCGTTCCAACGATCAGATTTGTTTTAGCTGTTGTCAGATCAATTTCACTAAACACATTTCCCGTAGAAAGAAAGTTTTTCCAACGGATCTTTTTAAAGATAATCATTCTCTATCATCAGGTGGGATCAAAAAGTCATCAGGAGTAATGATTGAGAACCTGTGCCCTCGCTCTTGACATGCTCCTATTATAACATGGTCGTCAATCTCGACGATCTGCATGGGTGGGTAATCTGGATCTTCTTGTAACATAAACAAATACCTGTCAGCATCGTCTTCTTCTTGGAAGATAGGAATTATTCTATCTTCTGCTTCATCAAAGACAGAATAAACACCATCTGGATGATCTTCTAACGTGACGATATACATGTCAAGCTACGTTACAACTTTCAATATATAGAGATCTCATGAGGGTCTTGAGATCTGTTTTATCTACGGACATCTCTACCTCATCAATATACTCATTCAAAAGTGTTAGAGTATCTTTTGATGAGATTTCAATATCGGTTACTGTATCTTCGGAAACAAGATTTTCAACAACAGAGATCCCATGAACTCCTAGGTTGTAAAGACGATCAACCAACGTTTCGAACATTTGGTAGTCGTACTTTTCTTCAACGACGATCTTGATGTACTTGTCTTTATAACTAGACACATCTTGTTTGTTGTAGTCTTCTTTCTTATCGTTGTAGAAGATCTTGTCGAAGATCTCATACGGGTTAGGGACATACTTAAGTTTATCAGTTTCAGTATCGTAAATATGAAATCCACGGACATCCTTATAATCATTCCAGAACATTTGATATGGGTTACCAAGATATTGGATGTTCCCTTTTTTTGAGCGATGGTGGAAATGCCCAGACCATACACGATTGAAATTTTTGAAAGCAGAGGGATCTAATCCACCCTGTTCAAACTTCATACCAGGAGTAACTTCAAATCCGTTGATCTCAAGATGACCACAAACATTATCAGCATCACTTGTCTCAAGTAGCTTCAATACATCATCACGGTTCTCTGCGTTGATCCAAGGCAACATCAAAAACTTTTTGCTTCCTAGTTTAATATGTGTTGGTGAAGCATAAACGTTGATGTTTGGATATTGTTTGAGTAAGAGTTCAGGTGAATTGATACGATTGGTATTCTTGTAATAAGTGCAGTGATTGCCAAGAAGCATATGAACATCAAAACTCTTAAGTTTTTCAAAGTAGTTTTCTGTGACACGATTGAAAGTATTGTAATCAATTGATTTACGATTATCAAATGTATCTCCAAGATCAATAATCGTGGAGATTTTTTCTTTCTCTAGCGTAGGAAAGAATACGTTGTCATAAAACTTTTGAAAGAAATCCCAAAATGCTAAAGATCCCTTACGACCATCTAGATGCTGGTCTGTGATTAGTGCAATCTTCATAGTTGGGTTCTTGTAATTTTTACAATCATTCGTATTTTGTTTGGCATCATTTCACGCAACTTTCTAATCGTTGCTAAATCAAGATCAAAATCTTTCATTGGTTTATTCATACGAGAGATATCTAATTTCATCAACAAACCCAGACTCAACAGCAGTATTCAACATTTCTTCTGATGAATTACCAGACTTTGGTTGTGCGGAAAAATAAATTACATAACAAGAGTTTGGATATTTTGTTTTGAGAAGTGCTCCATTACAAATTGCTTTTTTTACATTATCAGTTCTTTGAGCACCAGGACGTTTTCCTTTTCCAGGTTTTCCACCTTTATCTTCAATATATTCAATAACTCCGTTTCTCTCTGCAATTACATCCACGTTAATACCGATGTCTGGTATTCTAGTATTAGTAGAAATAATTGTATATCCTTTTTCAAGGAGATCTTCTAATACTAACTTTTCAAATTCATCTCCAGATGCAGTACTTTCTGCTTGAAAATTTAATAGTGTAGTAGTCATCGGTTCATTTTGTTTTCAATACTTTCTTTGATCGTACCCATATCAGAATACGATGCATTCATACCTGACATTATACCATCAAATGTATCCGTGTGCATAACTTCATCATACCCAGAACGTTCTAAAATTTTACCCTTGATCTCAAGCTGCTTCTTTTCTTTCTGAATACGACGAAGAAATGCGTAGTAAATAATCTGTGTGAAATAAGCAAACGGGTTAGAAGATTTTTCTGGATCAAAGTTGTCAATATACTGTAAGCAATTTTCAATACCATCACAGATCATATCTTCCCTAAACATGTAATTGACAAAGTTAGGTTTGTATGATAAGTGTGTAGCAATCTTCAAGAAACACTCACCCAGATAATTAGTCACACGAGGTCGTGGTTTGCCTGCTTCTTTCGCAGCAATAACTTTGTGGCGATATTCAGATATCGCTGCAAGAAATTCTTTATTGTTGACGTAATTTTCCGTTTGCTTTTTTCTTGTCATTACTGCGAATGTCACAGGTATCTCACATAATCTGTATCAAGTGTAGCATAGCAATACTCAAATGTAAAGGGGGCTTGACACAACCTCACAAAACCAGTACAATAACTCTGTCAAGGGTTCAAGGTTGAGTTTAGCTTTTATTAAATATATCTTCTAGGGATTTTTTCATATCTTGAACCGAACCTAGGTAACCAGAACTTCGGGGAAGTTTGTTGCCTTTGCCAATTAAATTCTTACCACTTTCTAGTCTTCTAATTGTTTTTTCGTAGAAGTGTTGAATTTCTCCATCAACTTCTGTCATCGTCAGGATATGATCTCTACGAATAATAAACATATCATCATACGTAGCTGATACCCATTCTTTGAAAGTAAATCCAGTTACTTCCATATTACCTTTCTTTTGTTTTGCTTGCTCTACTTGTAAGGGCTTGTCTAACAAAAGTTTGTCTTCGTCTGGTAAGTAAGAAACTTTAGAAACAATCTCTTCACCAGATACCAATTTTATTGTGGCATAAAACTCTTCTTCCATATTTTAATTTGCTCGTAGATTTACTTTTATAACTTCATATTTAAAATTTTCTTCATTGTAGATATTGACTCTTTCGTTCAAATGTTTCAGCGTATAATTTTGTCCGCCTAT